TTCTGGCGTGCTGGGTTCATCTTCCCATTTTTTGCGTCCATTTGCAACCACAGATGCCGCGCAGACGATGGTTGCGCTGTCGCTCTGCACGCGGTTGCATGTGGCCGTCGTAGTTGCTACGCAGGCGACGGTGGCGCTGTCCTCGTATATCGCAACGGCGCTTGCCGTTGTGGACGCCTGCACAGCAATCGCGGCAGCGCCATCACGAACCACCAATCCAGACGCAGCGACAGTCGCCGCAGCAGATATGGCAGCAGAACCAAGGTGTATGCGCTCAGCCGCAGCCGTAACGCTGGCAGACGCTGCAATCGTGGCAGCGCCGGACACGATAAACGCGCCGGACGCAGACCCGCCTGACGTGACGGCAATGGTGGCGCTGCCCTCTCGGACGCGATCAGCAGCAGACGCGGTGGTCGTAACCGTCTCGATGATCGACGCAGCGCCGCGAACTCGTACAGACGCGGCGGCGGTGGCAGACGTGACGGCAATAATGGAGGCGGCGCCAATGATAGCGCCGTCCAAGCCGTAGTTGTAGCTGCCGTAGGTGCTTCGCCCGTAGCCGCTGCGATACGTCATTAGTCTAGCGTGATGTCGAGATCGCCCGCAGGAATGCGGAACACGTCGCCCGTGTCAATCGTCTTGCTGGCGGTCAGATCGGCGTAGGCCAGCAGATTGCCGCCCGTGGCAGCGTCGAACACGCCGACAGCGACAACGGTGCCATATCCTGCCGTGGCAACGGGCCACTCTTCAGCGGATGTGTTTGACGCGGTGTTGCCTGACACGGTAAACGCCGTCTCCTGACGCGCGTAGCCCCCGCCGGATACCTCTGTGCCGCCGCCAGTATCGGATGGCGCAACGGTGTACAGCGCGGTGTGCCACTCGGTCGGGCGTGTCGCGCTGCCAGTGGTAAACGACCATGTAAGGACGGTTGTCTCGAAGGTGTTGGTGAAGCTCATCTCAATACGCCTTTATTTTCATGCGGCGACCAGATCCGCCGAATTTCGCTTTCTCATTGTCTGCATTTATACCACCAATTGCGTTTGCCTGCAAAGATGCCCAGATTTGGATGCGCGCGTCGTCTTTCAGATACGGCGCAGAATGTATCAGCGAGCTGTATAGGTAGGCGTCGGGGAAGTATTGCAGCAGCCAGTTTGACGTGTTGCTATCGGACAACGCGTCGATCTTGGCGTAGTAGTATAGCTCCGTCGCATATGTGCCATCGGGAACGGGAAACACCTCGATCTCGCCGGCGGTGATCGCGTAGTAGCGTGGCTCGTTGGTGGCGTTGGCCGTGCGCCGTTTGCGCTCCAAGAGCTGAAACTGGCTCAGCAGCTCAAGCGGCTGCGTGTTGCCCGAGGTAATATACATCCGTATGACCTCGTAGAAGTCGGCAGGCACGGCGCTGTATTGCGTATCGATGTTGGCGTTGGCGCGCTTCTCCTGACGCCAGTGGCGTATCTGGCGGTTCATGTCTGCCTCGGCCAGCGAAATAAACGTCGGGATGACGCTCGTCAGGTCATCGCGGTCAAGGAAGTCTGCGATGCTGGATTGCAGCTCTGCGTATGTTGTTATGGGCATTAGTCTAACAATCCTCTTCTGCGCAAATATTCCTCTATGCGCTCAGCCTGCTTATCAGATACACCAGATTGCGCCAAAAGGCCACCAAGAGGCGATACGTTGGCGGCAGACAGGTTGCTCAGGTGGGCGAACTCAGGATCAAAGCGGGCGAAGCGTGAGCGTACATCTTGCGGATTGTAGTTAAGATTGGTTATATTCCCAAATCCTTCTTCTGCCTTGAGGCCAGAAAAGCCAGCTTTCTCTAAAATGTTTGTCACGTTGTTTCGTCCAAAAACATCTTTCAGCTTTTGCAACGTTGCAATGCCATCTTGGTAACTGTCTATGTAAACCGACATTTGCGGGTCTGTTTTGCTTTTAATAAATACTTGATCGCCTTCACCTCGATATTCAACATCGAAATCTGACCCCTCAAACGCCTTTCCAATTTTTACAGCGTTTGGTATTCCCGTAGGCTTTGTTAAATCAAACTGCGCAGTGTTTTTTGCCAACAGCGGGATTACATTTCCACCTTCTGAAAAAACTCTTTCTTGAGTTAATGGTTCAGTTTCTTTCGGAACATATCTTTCTGATCTTTTTGGGCTTGTAGTAGAATAAAACCCAGTGCCAAGCAGATCCTGCTTTTGTCCTAGTTTATCCTTATTAACGCCAACTATGTCTGCGCCCGTACCGTGTAAAAGACCGCCCTCAAACCCAGCGGCCTCGGCCCGCGCCATCCGAGACGCCTCGTCCATCGGCAGCGGCGTATTCGCAAACATATATTGCGGATCTGCTTGCGCCATCATCTCGTCGGTCACTTCGGACGCGCGGCCTTGTGCGCGCAGCTCCAAAATGCGCTTAGCCATGTCCTGCGCTTCAGACGCAGCCGTCGTCAGCAAGCCAGTAGACTTAGAGGCGTTGGCGTAGTTACTTCCACTGCCATAATTAAAATATTGCTCTGACCTTGGTATATCTTCCGTAGCTTCCGGCGGCGTGTCTAGTCTTTCTTGCGCTGTCATATTTCTGCGGGTTTCAACATTGCGCGCTGAAACTTCGCCCGCTGATCGCATATACCTTTCGTTTACATCACTGTCAGAAGGACTGCGCCCTACCCTTGCGTTATACTTATCGTAAAGGTCGTTGAGCAATGGGTCATTAGTCTTAGGCATGTAGCCAAACAGCCCAAGCTCGTCTTTCCTTTTATCCATGCTTTCTGACAAAAATTTTAAATACGCATTTTGTTCAGAAAGAATATCACCCATTGCCCTAGAGCCTGATGACCCTGATGGGAACCCCTCCCTAAACGCTACAGCATGGTCAATTTCATGCAGCAATACATCAGTTAAAGTTTCGGGGTCGGGAGCCATTGCGCCTATTTGCTCTTCGTCTCGGCCTTGCGGTCGAGAATATGACCCTTGAGGCTGTTTGCGCGCTTCTGTTGAAGTAAGAACGCCTCTCAACTCAGGGTATGCTTTAAAAAGCTCGTCATGCCTTATGACATCGCCCAATCCCGCTGCACGGTTTAACTTATAATCAGGTAAGCGATTAGGGTCTGCTATAAATTCTGCTTTATCATCAGGTATTTCAAACTGCCATTGCCCATCAGCTCCTTGCGACCAACCAGTAGTTTGTAAGATTTCTTTCTCACTTACGCCTTGCCGTTGAAGGGATATTGCTTGATCTAATTTTTCAACGTTAGCTGTTTTTGCTTTTGGGCCAGCAAATATTCTGGTCACTGTAGGGTCATATTCCAAAGCCTCTCTACCAGCAAAAACGCCGCCGCCAGTCATGGCCAAGCCAGCCATAGTAAGCGCATCGTTTAAGGCGTCTGCGCGTGGCGGCACGCCTTGCGCGTATTCTCTAGCAGACTCAACGCCGCGCGTGCCGCCGGTAATAAGATCCACCAAACCCTGCGGCACTGCAGGCGTTGCTTGGCCAGACCGCAAGGCGTCAAATATAGACATCCCCTGCGGCGCATCTACCGGCAGAAACGTAGACCGACGCTTGCCCTCTTCCGGCGCAAGCAGCCCCATCAGCTTGCCCGCCATGCTGTTGCGGTTGCGGTATTCGCGGCGCAGATCGTCAAGCTCCGCAGGCGTGCGATACATCGCCTCTTCTTGCATCTGCAGATTAAAGTCGCGCGGCGACAGGTTAAATATGTCTATGGTCGCCATATCAACAATCCCATGCTTTGCGCGACCAGTAGTTGGCGCTCAGCTTGCTCGACTTGCCCTTGATGCCGCCGGAGCGTGCGCAGTAGGACGCCTTGCGCTTGGGCTGATCCTTCCTGATGGGCATGTTGGGGTCGCCGAAGTTGATCTTCTTCACCGTGTCGCCCTCAACCGCCAGCACCTCAAACTTCTTCGGCCCGCCGCGTCGCGGCTTATTCACCGCCGTAAACCCGTGGCGCTTCTTCGCTGCTGCGATCTTCTCTGCCCTCGTGCGGCTCATTACGCGGTCTTCTTCTTTGCTGTCTGCGCTGATTTCTTAAACGCCTTTGCGGTAGGCGCGCCTTTGCTGCCTACCTTGCGCATCCTTTCGCCAGACCCAGCAGCAATGCGCTTACGCTTTGCGTGGATATTAGCGTATAAAC